ATTGTGTGCATTAGCATAGGCTGCTAACTGAACAAAGTAATCATCGATCCATTCACGCTTTTTAGGCTTATTTGTTTGTTTGTGATCCATGATAGCTTCATCGCCATCATGTATTCCTACTAAGTCCGTCGTCCCTGCGTAAATCTTTGGAAAATACAAAGGAACTTCTGTGCCCCAGTATTCATTACACTTGCTAAGACCTTGATAGATAATGTTCTGGGCCATTTTATGGCTTTGGATGCTATATGGATTGCTTCCGGGCTCATTGAGTACACCAGTCTTAATGTAATCTTCTAGCCACTTGTGCATTCGTGTGCCACGACCTGCGGCTTCTGTAGTAATCTCTTGCGCTTTTTGAACACCAACACGCTTGCGCCAGTTTTGTAATGCTTGTTTTGATTCTTCTGACTTGGTAAAGTCTAGTATCGTAGTGACACTGGGTAGTTTCTCACCATCAGGTGTAGCATAACGGCGTTTGCCGTCTATCTCTACACGGCTCATGGGAACATAATTGAATTTTGTGGGATTGTACATTATAGTCAATTATAGTTGATTATAGTTGATTATAGTACGATTGTCAACTATATTCGGAAACTCTCGCCGCAACCACAACGGTCACGCTCATTGGGATTCTTAAATTCAAAACCCTCATTCAGTCCATTGCGGACAAAATCAATTTCTAATCCCTGAACATATGCACTACTTTTTGGATCTACAAATAATACACTACCTTCACAATCAACTTTAATATCACCTTCGATAGGTGCGTCAACAAACTCTAGTACATAGGCTAAGCCCGAGCAACCCGTAGTTTTTACACCTATGCGAATCCCCAGACCTTTGCCTCGTTTTTGAATTTGCTGTTGTACTTTGCTACTTGCTTTTGTTGTTAGTGTTATCATTTCATTGCTTGCTTAGCCATTTGTTGTACAACTTTTTTATTTTCATCTGGAGCTTGTTCGCCACCTTCTGTTTGCCCCTTAAACACTACATTATCAGCTTGTATGTTGGTAATATATTTGTTCAATGGAGGATTTTTAATCATGTTGTACAAATCTGACTTATCAATAATGATATCATTATCTCTATAGTATTGCAACAGTTCTGGAACGGTCCAGTTTGGTTTGACTTTACCAGTATCAATTTCACTGGTTAGTTGGCTGGTCGTTGCAACCAAGCCAACTAATAGTGGACTAGTATCAAACTCAAAGAGTCTCATATTATCTCTTGGCGCGACCGACAGAACCCAAATCTTCCGGTTCTTCAATGTCTACATCGATATCTTCTTCACCACCATCTGGTAGTTCTGCATTGGCATCCATGCTGAAATCTTCTTCGCCACCTAAATCGCCACCGATATCGGCAGTAACATCACCACCTGCGTCAAATGCACCCATATCACCTTGACCAGTGATTCCATTGACAGCAGACTTCATTGTAGTCTGGCTTTGAGTCAATGCGGCTTGTAATGAAGTCAATGCTTCTGAAGCTTGTTGACTGAATGATGAACTCTCATTAACACCAATTTCAGATTGAACTGAATCAACTAGTGCTGGTAATTCTTTAACAATCATATCGCTGACTTGCTCAACCATCTTCTGGATAGAGTCAACCATATCTTGTGCGGCTAGAATAGTCTGTGACTTTTCTACTTCTTCGTTTTCAACAACGATACGTGGACGTTGGGTGCTTAAGTAAGCAAACTGCTTGCTCAATGCTTGTTCCATGAAAACTAGTTTCATGTATGAACCGTTGCCTGTGCTCTCGTAAAATTTATTTGATGCTTTTGATTCACTCATCAAACCACGGACTTTACTGAGCATAGTACGCACTTGTGCGTAACTCATTCTGCTAACATCAATGGATGTACCATAGTGTTCTTTCAATGCTCTTTGAGCACTGTATACTGGTTGTTTGTCAAAATCTGTTAATTTCATAATTGTGGGTCCCAAGACTAATATAAAGTATTTATCACTTTTGGCTTTAATGTGTGGTTTTTAATCTGAACTGATGCTGTTGCCAGTAGTCAGATTCTCCTACATAACTCTCTAATTCACGATACATTGAGCTTCGTCTAAACTTATCTTCGTTTAATTTAGCTAGGAATATCAATTTATCGTCTGTTTTCTTTGCTTTTTTAAACAAATTATTATGAATGTTTATTTGCACTTCTTCGTTAGATATACCTCTATCTAGGGTAATGATTCTATTAGCTAATACATATTTACCACGTTTGTCAAAAATGCACCAACAAATAGCATTTCTCATACTAGAAAATGAATGTACTAAATCACCGTTTATCAAACATACATCTACGTCTGTTTTAGATTTTTTTATGACATTATAATTTTTAAATACAACATAATTATCTTTAGATGTTTCAAAAATAGAAATATCCTGTAAATCGTCCAGTTCCCTTGAGTCAATCATCCTGCTGAATTTGCGTTCTAGTTCAATGTCATTCATCATTTTCGACCACCTTAAAATAAATGTTTCTAAGTTCATCTGAGCTATCCAAAAATTCGGGTAATTTGTTCCATACTGTATTTGTCTTTATCATAGGTACTTGGTCGCAATCTGAATACAATGAACCCAAGTCAGTTATGCCATCATTGTATACACTAGCGTGTTGTACTGTAAAATCAAAGGTCCAGCAATTGATTTCAATATCTTCTTCTTCAAATAGAAAACCAAAACTGTCAAAATCATTTAACTTAATCTTTGATAAGTTAGGTGTAGTAATGTCTTCAGGTTGTGAACGTAGTGATACTGCTTGTACGATTGTGTCAAAATTGCACTGTGTATTTCTTTTGTGTAGCCATAACTCAGGATCATCTTCTACCCCTGGTCTGGAACGATTGATAACACCTGTTTGGGTGATATCAAATAATGTGTAGCAACTTATTTTAAAACTCATATGTATATTTAGAGGCAAAAAAAATCCGAGAATAAATCTCGGATTTCTTTGAAGTTAAACTTCTGATTAGCTTGCTGTTGTAGCTGTAGAAGCTAAACGGAAACCAACGTTTGTTACTGTAGCACCAGATAGGTCATAACCATTAACTGTACCTAAAGCACGAACTTGTGCTTGAAGTGTAGCCGCTGTGTATGCGCCAACTGGATAAACTGCAACAGACATGTTTGTAACGTTTGCTGTAGCTGCCACAGAGTACATCATAACTGTGCCTAATTGCTCAATTGAAACCATAACTTGTGCAACCATCTCGTCAACACCTAATTGTGTTGTAGGAGCCGCGCCTAAGTCAAAACCGAAGAAGTCCATTGCTGGACCGATAAAGTTTGTAGTTGTGCCGTCAGCCGCAGTAGATGGTGCTACTGGACCGTTTTGTACGTCCATTGCGAATACTGGTTGTGCATCGCCGTGTGTTCTTGTAAAGCCTGCCATAATAAAATTCCTTTAAAAAGTTTGAATCGTATAGATTCATACTAATATTTAGTCCTGGCATGAAAAAATCCAGGATTTGGGCTTATCTTCCGGCTAGATTTTGACGACTAAAGCCCATTCTATCTACAAATTTAAGTCCGTTAGCAACAAAACCTTCTTGGGTTTGTGTACCGTCTTGTAAATAGCCTTTGACAGGACTTGCTTCTGCGGCTTTGTTTAGTTGTGCAACTAAGTTCATTTTCATTTGATATAACGCTACCCAGATAGTGAACGCGCCAACTAGACCTGCTTTGTTTGCTTCTAAGTGTTGTGTTAGCTTAGTTCGCATAGCATCAGTCATAGGACGTGCTTTAAAGTATTCCATGAATCCATCGACTAGATTGTTCAAATCACCTGCAACAATACGCTTGTTGATATATGTAGTGAATAATGTTTGAAACGTATTAGCGGCTTGTGGTGCAGTATTCATTAACTTATCAACTGCGGCACCATGCTGTCTGACTGCATTCTGTGCATTTTTGATTAATGACGCATCTACTTTTAGTTTAGGAGTGATGGGCATTTTAGCAGGAACAATAGCTACATTACTATTATTCTTCAATGCTCCTATGCCACCATCTAATGGGACTGATTCGTCAGTAGTTTGAGCAGATGCAGGAATGAACTGATGTACAACAATAGCAGATTGTTTACCCTTGAACAACTGACCAATTTCACTGTCAGAATCTACTGTGTATGCGATACCATTAGGATTCGCTTTAAACTTATACATGCCGTTTTGGTCTTGTAATGGTTGAGTGAACAATAAGTCACCCCAATAAAAACCTTTGCTATTATCTGCTTTTTCAAGCCCAGGCCATATGTCTGCTATAATCTGATATAACCCTGAACGATCTACCCCACGGGCTTGATCGTATTGAACAAACTGTTGAGGACTGAATACCTGACGTCCAGTCTGGTCTTTCTTATTGAACATATGCTTGTCCATAATAGTGAACTTGCCGTTAGTTCCACGACCAAATATTAATGCAGGGTATCCATCCCACTTGATTGTAACTGTCTTAGGATTCTTTGCGGTAGCGACTGTAGCATTAATTGCTTGAGTAGCACCCTGACTGCCGCCAAGAAACACCATATCTTCAGGATGGTCAAGGTGACCCTTTCCTTCTTCTAAAATAGATAGTTCTTCAATCTTAGATTTGAGTGATGATAGGGATTCAGATAGGCTCATTTTTACTGTTCTTTTTTAGTGACTTAGCAAACCTACTCTGATCCTTGCTTTTGATAGCACTTAGTAGCTTGCGCTCTAGGATCTCGGCCTGTTCTGGTGTATAGTGTTTATTAATCATTTCTAGCAAATTGATTGCGCTAGTAATAATGTTGTGGCCACGGCTCTCAATAATGTGACTTGTATCACGGTTATTGCCAATCGACTCTAATTCTTCCAATAGGCTGCGAGTTTGTTTTTGCATTATATAGTATTTATTCTTATTTCTTTAAACTGTTCAGTAAACTTTTGAGTTTAGAACCCTGAACGTCCACTACAACCTTCTTATTCAGAGGTTCTAAAACTTCCCCTGTAGCTTGGTCAATGATAGGTTCTGTAGAAACTATCGTAGATTGAGCTTTCACTTGATTCATAATGTCAGTCGGACTAGGTGCTGGACGATATTTTGCTTGTTGATCCGCATATCCATCAGGATCACTATCACTAATACGCATTGTTTCAATGTCATAGTCTAAGTCAATTTTCATACCTACACCTGTTGAACTACGACTTTTCATACATTGAATCTGATACTTACCACGCTCACGCATACTACGACTTGTAAAAATACCGAACACGTTATCTGCTGTGTTAATCTTACTGATACCACCTGCAATGTGACTATGGTCAAATTCAATTTCATCAACAGCACTACGATTCAACTGACTAGCTGTGACTAACAAGATACCCATCTCTTTAGCTAAGTTACGCAATTCTTCTGCAACATACTTGTCCTTGATGAACTGATCGTTAGGATTAACTTTAACAGAAACAGGCATAACCAAGTCTAGGTAGTCAACCATCACAAAGTCAATTTTAATACCTGTTTGAATCTGTACTTCTTTTAAGTAAGCACGAATGTCATTTACATTACTCTGTGCAGGCAATCCTTTGACACGATACTTACCAGACTTCTTACCTACCATCTTAACTTTAAGATCGGTTGTGTCAATATCTTTACGAATTGACTTTGTACCCATCTGTGTCAACATAGCATCAGTACGCAGTGATGTTAGCTCCTCACTCAATTCAAGTGTAATGTAGACTCCGCTCATTCCTGCTTGTAACCAGTTCAATGCAATGTTCATCATAACTAAACTCTTACCTGAGCCTGAACCACCTGCAAAGATGTTGAGTTCACCTCGACTCATGCCACCATATAAGATACGATCCATCTGGGGCCAGCCTGTACTAACTTGTCCACCTGCATTAAAGTATTTGTTAATACGACCTTTAGGGTCAAAGAAGTAATCAGTACCCATGTCTCGTTGTAAACTAATCTGCACTGCATCTTTGATTAGTTTTTCAACAGGACTAAAGTCACCCTTCTCAAGCAAGTCTGCGGCTTTAAGAATAGCCCGTTCTAGTTCTTGTCGCTTAGTAAATGCTTCAAATGCATCAAAGAACCATTCATTGTGCCCTTCACTTAAGTCAGGGATAGGTTCAATCTCTACTCCTGTCATTGCTTTAACCTGAGTTACATCAGGTAAAACTTTATATCTGTCAGTGTGTTCTTTGAACATATCCGCGACTGGTCGCAAACTCTTATCAAAGTTTTCACTGTTCATAATGTTCATAACCCGAGTATATAACTCAGCGTTAGTCATCATCATTCTTAAAAAAAGCTTTTGTACATCTGGTGTATAATCAATTTGCTTTTTAGAATCCGTTTTGTTTACCAATTTTCTTCCTTTGTATTTCTATTTTAATTTTGCTCATTGTAGCTGATTGTAATATACTGAGCAGTGTAGGTAGTCTGCCATATTTGACAATAGCATCATTAACATCTTTTACGTCACTGTCCCAATATGGGAGACTGACATTATAGCCTAATTGAATTGCCCTCTCACAGGAGTCAAATCCTGTTTTATCACGGTCGGGGACGAAAATGATTTGTCTGTTGAGTTGTGATAGTAGTTCTGCTTGCTCGTCACTGATTGTATTATGAGTTAATGCACAGGCACCTAGGCTCAATGCATCAAAGATGCCTTCGACTAGTATACAAACACTTTGATTAGGTTGTTGAAAGTCATAACCAAACACATAACCAGGTTGTTGTTCGTTGATATATTTCGGAATCTTATTGTCTAAGAACCTACTTGTTTGACCAACAATCTTGTTTTTGTATGTATAGGGTATGATGATGCGATTTCCCATGCGACTTGATTCGTTGGGAGTGACCATGAAAGGATATTCACTACTACTTATACCCCTAGCTTGTAAATAGTCTACATATACTTTGTGTAGTGGATTATTTTTATCAAGTAGTTCTGCATCTTCAGGCAATTTGTGTTCATCAAACTTAATCTTAACTTTCTTCTTAGGCTGTGTAAAGTCTAATATATCTTTTTGTTGTAAACTTTCTAAACTCCACTTACTAATTTGTGTATCATCAACTCCAGACCATATTAGTAACTGTCGTGTGTTCTTTGATAAACTCTTACCTAATGTAAACCCACACTTGAACCCACAATTGAAACAATGATATGACCAATTAGTTTGCCCGTCAAATTTCACACCACCCCGACTACGTGTGTCGGTCTTGTGCCCACGATGATTACAGCACACAGCATTAAAGCTTTGCCAGCCGCCTTGAGTGAGTTTTTTCTTGCCTGGAATTATAGACAGAATATCGAACATTTAGTTAGTGTAACACAATTGTGTCACACAGTCAATACTTATCTTGCCAATATATTGGTTACTGCGCCCGCATTGCTTACAAAGCCCACACGGATGAATGGGTGATATCCATTTACATTATAATGGAATGTGTCTGTTATTTCAGTATAACTATATATTGTACTGATTGGATACCAATCTGTGTTACCAATAGTAGAACCTTCAATCAATACATTACCATAGAAGTCAGTGTATGTGGCTTGCAGTGTTAATGTAGGATTGTTGCTTGTGGTATAAACACTAGTATAATATACGACCGAATTAGAATCAGGCACATATGATCCGTCGCTTGAATACCAATCTGGATTAGGATATGCTTGACCAGTAGGAATAGTTATTTCATTACTAGGAACAAAGCTAGGTAATATTGAATTAACAATATTCATATCCCCACGACCACCTGCATTTTGGTCTACGAATACCGGGTAATCAAATGTGCCTACTGGAATCTCTAATGTGTAATAACATTTTTGTGCTTCAATTTCTTCTAGCTCTCCTGGGTTTAACATTAATGCGGCTATGCCTGTTGCACCTAATTGAATAGTAAGTGCTTTTCTAATAAGAACTGTAACCCCGGTAGCATTTAATATTCTACAAGAGATTTCTTTTCCTGTGATATTGACAGGTTTCTGTTCCTGATTAAGGAACTGAAATTGAATTTGATTGTCTACACCTTTGTGTAGAGTAAGTGGCTTGGCATACTGAGGCATATAACTCCTAGGGGAATTTCCTGATAAAAGAATAACGATTTGACGTTGTGTATAAACGAATACTTGAGTTGAGTACATAAACATATTTATCAAAATATATTGCCAGGCAACCCGATGATAAATATTTCGGTCAATACAATAACAATGATTCAAAACGAATTCTTCCAGAAATTAACTGAAAACCACCCGTTCATCACTATATGTTCATATGCCAACCAAGATTATGTTGGAATCGTACAGAATAGAGATGATATAGTCACCACAATCTATGACTATGGTGCTATAATTGACCCTATAGTTAAGGAGAAATTCTTAGAATTAGGGGATGTTTGGTGGTGGGAAAGTAATAGATTAGTCCCCATCAATCTATTCTTAAAGGAAGAATGGATTATGTTCAGACCCTATTTAAGGACTTTCAACAATAAAAGTCTGACTGTAATACATGGTCCTACATGTAGTATAAGTGAACTACATAAACGTAGGTCCAAACGCCGTAGTATTACGCTTGTAAAACGGATGTTGTAAGTAAGTTCATATGCACAACAACCAACTGTGCATAAGCTATAGCGTGACTCTTTTTAAAACTATACCCGTCATTCTCACGGTCCCATATAGTTTGACTCACTTCACTCCAACTCTTACCAATTAAATGCTTCTTAGCGGGACGAATCAATGCTAAAAACATTGCTAGTCTAGGAATACTATTGATAGGTTCAGGCATCTTCTGAATACTCTGATAATGATTTGCTAAGTGAATTAACTTCTCAACAAATACCCTATCATTTAATTTAGACCATTCAGGTTCGTACATCAATTCAATCAAATGTTGTTCATCACGCACCTGTGAGTATACGTGAACATTCAACAAGTCTAGTTTGAAGTACCCGCGCTTCTCTGCATCTTCATAATGAAGTGCTGACATGTTGTTGACAGGATCATAGGGAATGTCTGTTATATAGACACCAGTATTGTGTCTACGCATAGGAGTAATATTACGCATTGACGCAGGTGTATGTTTGATGATAGATAATAATTTATCTCTATCACCAAAGTCAATGTCAATGTCTGAATCAATTCTCATTTTGCTGGTGTTACTAATTCTGCTTTAATTAATTTAGTATACGCTTTTTGCACAACGATTGCTTGTCTTTCGGCATCTTCTACTGCTTTGTGACTTGTACTATGCCCACCGTCTTTAAGACTGACACCTGTTATTTCATACAATGTTCGTGTGTCTCTGACTGTCCAGAAAGGCCAAGGAATAGGATTAGGCTTGTCCGATGTTTGTCTCCAGGCATGTTCCATTACTACACAGTCAAAACTAGCACCGTTACTCCAAACAGCACGACGGTTCCAGCAAAACTTGTAGAGTATCTCCATGCATTCTTTGAATGGTATACGTCCATTGTCTCCCATAGCTTCTTCAAGTGCTTCGGGACTCTGCTCACTCCACCATCGTAATGTATCTTCGTTAATACTTCTATTGTAAATCTCTGTTTGATCCTCAACAGTAGGTCGTAATTCTAGTCGTTCAATTACACCACTACCTTTAGGATCGAATCGTACTGCACCGATAGTTAAGATAACACAGTTAGGTGTCGTATCTAAACTTTCAATGTCAATCATTATATCATTTGCCATATCATGCCTTTAACATTTTCCAAATATATTTCTTTTCTAGTATGTCTTGAAACTTTATTGCTTCAGTCTTGTCTCGGAACACAACAGCACGAATCTCATACATGTCCTGTAAATATTCACTATAACTATGATTAGTATCTTGTGCCCAAGCACTAAATTTAATCCACAATGTGTCAAGATCACCGCCTTGTAACAACAGACCTAATCCTACTTCAAAACATTTTACTTCTCCAAACAAAATGTCTAGAAGTTTTATTCTGGTATCTACATCTCTGATGTTTTTAAATGTAGGCCAGTGTATCACATGATTGCCAAAATCAGTTGCGTATAATTCGAAAGGTGAGTTGGTCATTGGAATTTCAATAAAAATATTAGGTACTTCTTTTCGTCTACTATCTGATAACCATCTGTTATGTTACCACCGACAATGTTCATCTTTACACCGTATTTACCTTCAAGGTAATCTTCAAAATCATACGCATCAAACTCTGTATATTTGTTTTGTTCCTGATATTCTCTACGCACAAGCTTCAATGCCGCCCAATAGTCCCATCGTTTTCTACGATGTTCTATGTTAGGATCATCGTCATCATAGTCTTGTATGTGCGGTATCGTTGCCATCACTTCCACCTCAAGATGAACCACTCAGCGTCTTTACTTTTCTCAAACGCAAACTTAACACCAAAGTTCATAAACTTACCTGTACAGTTATCAGTACACCAGTCGGCAATGTCTACCGCATTATACCTGTCAGTAAATGGAGGCAGTTCAACTCTTGTCCAGTTTAACAAGGTAACAAGAATATCATAATCAATTTCTTTTGCCATATCATCTGCTAACTTTTCTATCATCTCATGTTCGATGTTCATTAAAAACTTAGTTTACATAGTATTACATCACGCTCATACCTAAATTTTAGTTGTATAAGCCCTCTAGTGATTTTCCATCTAGCATGGCGCTCACAGTTGTCTATTCTATTATACAGCCATTCCAATATATCATCGTATTTTTCGGTCATATTCATACTAACATGTATCTGATGTTCGTACCAACCCGGATCAGTTTCTTCCCAACCACGATTTTGGTCAAAGTTTTGAACTCTCATCCCCACCTCAACATAAAATAACTAGCATTACTATCATTATAAAAAGTGAAAACTGTTTGTTTGGGAATTTCTCCGATCATTTCGTCCCATTTACTTTGGTGGTATGCAAAATCAAAATCTTTGCCCTGTACCCATCCTTTTTGTTTAAGCTCGGATACTATATCTAGTGTGTTGTCAACATCAATATACAATGTTACTTGTCGCACTTTAACCCCATCTTAATTCAAAATGAACAGCGTCACGCTTATCCTTAAAATAGAAATACATGCCTTCATGACCGGGTCGGGTAGTAAATCTTTCATCAGGCAAACCGTATTGTTCCATAGCCCAGGCACATGCTATATTCCAATCATTCCTTGGCCAAGGAATACAAATCTTAATACCCGCCGGCATTCAATAGTTCCTTAACCTGTTTTACATTCTCCGGTTCACGATGAAACTTTAATGCCCACTTCTCAGGGTCGATATAATCAAACACCATCTTGACATGTCCCTGCTCTAGTGATTCTACGAACTTGACACCACTTTCACTTTGAAACAACATCCAGGGACTGATTCTACCCCTAGTAATCTCTAAACAGATTCTATTGACATTGCCATATCGCAAATAATCTCTGCTTTGAATCTTTTCAATTTCTGCTAATGATATTGTTGTTTCAATGCTACGATGAATAGCATCTAACGGATCTTCTGTACGAATGTATTCAAGTAGATAGTTCGTGTAGTTTGTGTCAGTACACCATGTGTCAATTCTGATTTGACTTTTAACTAACCAGTCAGCATATCTGCTAACATTCAATGCGTTAATCTCTACACAATGATTGCCAAACTTTACGAACGCTGTATAGTATGGACTCTTAATGAATTCTTCGTTAGTCTTTGCCTTCTTACTTGAACTATTCTTTTTATAAAACTGAACAAAGGCTTGATATGCAATACGATTACCTTGTAGGTCCTTATTCATCCATCTGCGTTTAGATTCGCACATGTGGGTAAGTAATGTAGATTCACGCAAGTATTCACCTGTGCAAAACTCACATTTAAATTTAGGCTTACCTATTGCCTCTATCTCTTTCGTACTGCTCAATTTCTTCATCGGTGACCATTTGACTTAGTGTTTCAATATCTGCTATCTTCATCTCTGGGTAGACAGTAGCAAGATAACATTTCTTTTTCTGTTCTGTTACATATGCTTTTGACACTTCATCAATGTCATCATCACCTGCTTTAGGATAGATTTTCTTATAATACTCTTTTACATCTTTCAGTTGAGCAGGCTCTTTTAACAAACTAACCTTCTCTTTAATCTGAGGGATCCAAGGATGAAATTGTTTCCCCAACCCCGGGCTACTTGCACATAACATTAACCATTGTAGTTTAGGATGCTTCTGCACATATTCATTAAAGATATATTTGTTAGCATGATAGTCTACGCTTCGTGCATAGTAACCTGCAATCTCGCCTGAGCCTTTGATATAGCTCATGTATCTAACCAACATGAATGATGTGAATTTCTTTTGTTGCTCTGCTGGCAACTTATCATAGAAAGTATAATCTTTCCTATCTAGTGCCGCAATTGCATCAAACAAAGGAAAGTCTTGCTTCTCAAGTTGTTCGTCTTTGGGTACTGATGCTTTTCTAGTTGCCATTAGAATGCCTGACTATAATCTACAATTTCACAGTTACGACTAATCTCTTTAACAAAATATACACAGCGTGGTTTAATACCATCGTCAATCGGTACGCACAAGAACTGTCCGTTCTTCAATCGAGGTGCATACCATGTTACATCATGGTAAATGTCTACAATCTCAATGGGAACAAATGAAGGGCTAAAACTAGTAAGTGGATTAAACTCAAATGCATTAAATCCCCTGTCATTGATACTAGTAAGAGGCAATGTCTCTAAGTCACCATGCTCTTGTTCACCAATAAGGATCTGCCAATCGATTGGCATCTTAATTGTACTGTTGCCAATCTTCAATACAAGTGCAGGGCTGTTGAATGATTCTAAAAAGATTAGTGGAATATAATGATAGTCTACATTGCTTGGGTTACTGTTATCTAAGATAGCAAAACGCAGGTCATCAATTTCTTCAGGTAGTGTTTCTAAGTTATAGAATTCGTTGTCTAGGGTTAATATACGCATAATGTATTATATCACTTATACTTTAGTTTTTCTACATCAAACGGGTAGTTAGCTTCTTTGTAGAATGCTTTCCGTTGTGTCAAATGTCGTTTGGCAAACTTGCAATTGCTTGTAATGTCCCAAATCTGCACAAAATCTTTATCTTCTGCTTTACGAATGCCACGACCAATAGACTGAATAACTCTTACGAAACTCTTGCCCGGTTCTAATAGCATCACATTAAAGATACGAGGGATGTTAATGCCAACTGCGGCAACACCGTATGTTGCAATGATAATCTTATTAGTAGCAGTAGCAATGTCATCATAGTGTTCTGTTCTTGTTGTACCTTTAGTACCACCTGATACAAACACTACATTCTCTTCCGGCACACCTAATTCTTCTAGTTTCAAATGCAATAGTTGTCCCGCTTCAATCCTGTCTACAAGGATCAATGTGTTGCCGCTGTTCTTAACTGTATTAGATAACTCAGCAATTTTCTGCATTCGTTTTTCATCACTGGTCAAGAATTTAAGTTCGCTTTGATAGTTAGTAAACTCCATACCATCTTGCAATTGAACAATGTTCACATGACATTGTGATAACACGCCCATGTCTTGTAATGTACTTGCCGACAATTGATTAATGACAGGACCTAAACTTACAGTCAATGACATTGATTCATGTTTAGCTTTAGGGATCGTTCCAGTCAAGCCCCACCGTAATGGAATACGACTCATCACACCAGACAACAATGATTTAAGAACATCGGCTTTTGCTTGATGTACTTCATCTACAATCACGCACACTACGCCTTCAATGAAGTCTTGAAATGGTACTTCGGCTTCACCTGCTTTAGTGTTCTTCAACATGTTACCTAATGATTGCCACGTGCAGATTGTATGCGTCTTGTCATACTCTTTGCGTCCACCGTAATACACACCTACATCTAAACCCAAGTTGATATAATCTTTTTCTGTTTGTGTGACCAGACTTGTGTTAGGTACAATAACAATACTACGTCCATATTGTTCTATACAACTTGATAGTGCGGCGGTGATTAATGTCTTACCTGCACCTGTAGCAATCTCTTGTAGTGACTGAGGGTTCTTCAAATAGTTGTTGATAATCTCAATTTGATAGTCACGCAATATAATAGGTTGTCCCGCCATTGGATGACCTACTGGCCAATTCTTGTGCTTGAATGTATCCTCGGACACTTCAGTAAATGTGAATGTTGTTTGATAGTCTCTGGTATCATCTAGTTCAATATCATATCCAGCCTGATCTAGTAATGGCAATATCTCTGGTAGCAAGTTGATATATGTACTACCACCTAGTGCAAAGAAACTACTCTTACCATTCCATCTACCTAACCTTACTGCAGGAAGATATCTTGCGCCGGGGACTTCAAACTCAAACATTTTCATCAATGTCTTGCGGTCTCCTAGTTCTAGTCCCTCAAGTTTAACATTCACTTCATCTCTAATTATTAGCTTACATTCTTTCATTTAGGTCCTAAATCTATTGGTTCCGAGTTTACAAATTTTATTATTTTAAATAGCTTCATTGGTGTTTCATTAACTAATGAAAAATTACCACGTTGATACACTATAACACTATTCTCATAGTTCTTCAAGTCTTTAGGATTTGTAAAAACATTAATAGTTGTATTATGAATATCTAATTTAGAATTAGTTAACAACGCTTTAGGTTCACAAATTGCATCACATCCAAATTCTTCTAACCATTTTATTGCTAATTGAGTATCCCTCAATTCAATTTCAACTTGAAAATTTATAGCAAGTCTTACCTTAGCAGGGATTTCTGTCTCTAGCAAATGGTCTGTGACCGATTGGTCTATAGCAATACCATATTTAACTAATGCTGATATTGTTTTTAAATCGTCTGTTATTTCAATGTTCTTAATTACTTCATATAAATGTTCATTCAATGCGGCAATGTAGTAATGTCCCTTGTAGACTAAAGTGGGCGTCCAGTATTTAACATTCTCATATACGCTAAGTCTCTCAACAATTTGTGTAACTCTTTCACAGTAGTTCAATATAGAATAGTGGTCTGCTGTCAAGTACAATAATTCTTTCAAATTGGTATGACTATATTCACCTTCATATTGTCGTCTATCTTTGATCCACTGTAATGAATAGATAGGATTCTTTTTAAGTGCTGTTAAAAAGTTTTTATTAAAAGGAGATCGTAGAATCAGTTTGTCATTCTCTATTTTGATTGACGCTCCTGTATACTCAGGAATACTTTCTACTATATTAACATCCCAAGACCTAGTCAGTACTTCTTCTATTTCAATTTTTAATTGAGAGAATTGCCGTTTATATTTACCTGCTACCTTTCTGAATAAAAGGTCCTGATTACTAGTGATCCGATTATGTTGTGTAATGTAAAGGGTAAGATTGTTTACGAATTGGTCATCATATCTGCTCAGTCTAATATTACTAAGCATCCATGTTGCGAGTTCATTAAGTGTTTTGAAATCCATCTACTCATTATAACAGGACACTACACAAAATGCAAATTTATAGGCAAAAAAAGGGGAACCTAAGTTCCCCAAAAATTAACTAAAGAAAGAAACGAAAAACTTATCGAAGAGGACTTATTGACATTGCCTCTACGCACACTGCAGGGGTTAACCTTTCATGCAAGTTGCCTTAGCCAGTTCACGCCAGTTAGCGGAAATCTTAACCAAGTCAGCAACCTTCAAACACATACGCAAGGACACTTCACGCAATTTGTTGCAATTAGCGTCAATGAATGACATGATTTCATCAGTTTGTTCCTGAGTAAAATCATATTCAGCAAACAAGCCACCATCAGCATCACGATGCACTTGCTTGATACGCAACATTTTGTCACGCTCAGTATCAACAGTCAGGTCCAAAAAGTGACAACGACTTTGCAATGCATCCAAGTGAGGTTGCATCTTGCCGGCTTTCTTAGCATCAAACGATTTGTTTGTAATGAAGATGATAGAGCCGTTAAAGTTGAAACTGTTAGGGATACCTTCTTCACGCAAAAGACGACTATCCTTGTTCCAAGAAATTCTACGAGTCTTGCCTGAATCCAAAGCACCTTTCAGTACGTTGATAGCGTCCTGATCTTCCCAGATATCGCAATCGTCAAAAACGAGAACGTTTTTAGCATCAGAAAATTTGTACAACTTAGCGAACAAGCCGATGCCTGACATAGCACCTTTGACAATTTCAAAGCGAGGCTTCTTGCTTGCAAGATTGTCAAACAACGATGCTTTTTCCATTTGCAATGACACACCATGTGACTTACCGATACCTGCAGGACCTGTTACAATCATAGCACGAATATCGCCTTTGATACATGCCTTAGACATTTCATCAAGCACACCGAAACGAGTAGCAATACGGTCCATTGCTTCTTCATCAGTTTCTTTAGGTGTCTCAACCTTTACTGCATCACGACCTGACACAAATTCAATCATTGATTGATTGTCAACATTCACACGAACTTGATCGGGACGACCGGGGAACTGACCTTCATTTTTTACTGTCACAAAACCACCTTTATTACCTAGTTGATAACCTTTAACTAGTGTGAAAACTTCACCTTTGATTGATTCATTGCGATAAGAACCTGAAGTGATACGAACGATGCTTGACATTTTGTTTCCTTTACTTGACTGTCTAAGAATATATTATAGCACAATGCCCATTTATTGTCAAATTACGTGATAGATGACACCTTGATTAGTGTGTACTTTAGTAGTACCTTCATTTGCCCAATCTTTCTCAAGCAAACGCAAATTCTTGCGGTCTCGAATGAGTGCTTTGTGAACTTTCACACGAATCCATTTCTTACAATTTGTGATAGAAACTTCTTCAGCGGCATACACCATTTCAAGGGCCAACTTCATGCGCTCTGCTCTAATCTTTTGACTATCACTAAAACGACTTGCATTGACTGCACTTTTCAAACTTGCGTCACGGGCCGCAAAGAATGCAAATTTGCCAGCAGATTTATGTTCTGTTTCACGTTCAATCATATAAGCTCCTTTAATCAATCTATACAAGTATTATAGCACAATACCCATTTATTGTCAAATTTAGGCAAACAAATCGCCGTACATTTCTTCTTCTACTGGATCAAAATCATTGCGGATCCACTCAATTTTATACCCGTTCAATGCATATTCATCAGCCATAACCTGCAATTTACGCAGGGCTTGTTCGGCATTCAGACCCTCATTTGACATGAGGCTCAGGTTGCTACAGTGAGCAAAGTTGTTGCTGTCTTTTTGTGCGCTAACTTGAACGAATTGCTTGGTCATTTTCGAGTCCTTTTCTTTACTGTCTAAGATTCTATTATAGCAGAAAGCCCATTTATTGTCAAATTTTGGCTATCAAATTTGCATGAATTTGATTCATTTCATCCTGCTCTACATAAAAGTCAGACCTAGGATCATAGTATTGACCCTCTTTGTTGTCATAATACAACACTCGTCCAGAGAAATTGAACGGGCCCTCTAGACCCTGACGAGGACCGTACTTTGTACGCATTTCATCCATCTGATACTTGTCTGCAACAACTTTGTAACCCATGAACAACTCCTTTTGACTGAATAAGACTCTATTGTATAGCCAAATCCATTTATTGTCAAATTTTGGATCAATCAAACAAATGAGAACTTATTACTAACCTTTAGGTATTCTGATCCATCACGGGAACTTTTTCTAAAATTACCTTTAATAGTAATATCATTTTTATTAACTGTCATATCCATTAATGACAATAATGGATTACTATTATCTATATTAATATTAACAAGATTATTATGTCTATCACTGAACCAATATTCTTTACGTTTCTGACGCTTATTATTAACTGACAGTTTTTTAACAAACTTCAATTGTTTTACAGTTACTACATGCGGATCATCATTTCGTTTGACTTCTCTGTTGTATTCAAATGCCATTTTTTCAAATTCAACATCATACTCATAAAACTCAGGAAGACGATATGCCAATGGTAGCATACTTTCTTTAAATGTCTTACCTTCACTATGAATGAATGTGTTTAAGTCCTCACGGAAAGCAGTAAAGCCTTCATTCTTAAGTTTCAGTACCATGATTTTCTTACTATAGTAATCACGGATAACATTAGCGTGTACAATATCCTCTTCGGTCACAAGCCTAAACAATTCACTATCTAATAGCTTAGTGATAGTAGGTTGTGGACCAGGGATATCTCTAGCCTTACGATATCGTGCCCAACAAACACTTAATGATAGTAGGTCTTGACTGATTTCATAGACTTCGTATTTTTTAACATCGTCATTGAAATTGAATTCAAAATCTAAGTTACCTAGATTGATAGTTTGAGCATTATAACCAGATGACCCGACAGCCCCTATTGAGATAGTAGGTAATGCACCATAACCATTATTAGTTATATTTGAACTACTGGTACTTAGTTGATTGCTTAAGTTAAAATTAGCCAATTGTGATATCTTCCATTCCAGATGTGCGTAGTCGCACGATATGTCCCATCTGCCATTGTTTAGCTTCGAGACCCTTCATTATACCAAGCCATCTATTGCGTAATAGTGCGACTTCGTTAATCAACACTTCCATATCAATTACTTCATCTTCACCTTCGGCATACTTTTCAGCATCACGGCTTGTCAATGCTCTATTATACGCTTCTAAATATTTTTGAAAATGTTTTCGGCGAATTTTCCGTAATTGAATGTTGAGATAATTAAGCACCGCTTCTATCTCTTGTAGTTGATTGAAACGATGCTCAGTTACGCCGGGTATAGCGGCAATGTTCTTTTCAACATTACCGTATATCTTGACTTCTTGTTTAGCGGAAATTAATTCAGCTTCATAGTGAGTTATGAAATCGGGTATCACTCCGAGATTTTGAGTGATGCGTGTATACCAATTCATTTAATCCCATTCTTCGTCTTGGTCATCTTCATCATAATCTTCATACGATTCTTCAGTATCTTGATGTGCTAAATTCTCTTTAAGAGCAGTTAGCATTTCTTTATCGCCCTTAAAGGCATCTTTGATATCTTCAGCTTCGTAATTATTATCAATCAGTAGATTGACTAGTGAATCGGCCGCATCAGTGCGGTCATTGAAATCAATATGAGAACGCAATGCGTCCCATACTTCTGCAACAAAATCTAAACTCATACTGTATCATCCTCCTCCGATGTTACAGTACTTATCTTTGTCGTTGACTTTTGTGAATACTCAGACATTACTTTATCTAAGCAACCATCAGTGTTTGCTTCCCATGCTTTGCGAAACTTCTTAATGATTTCACCATCAAGTGTTGTATACACTAAACTGTTGCCTTCTTTCTTAACAAGTTCAGCCTTCTCAATCATGTCTAGCATACCTGAGTAAGGGCTCATGCCTGTTTCATAAGGAATCTTAACTTGAACAGATTCAAATGGTTTAGCGTAACGAGTTTTCATAATCTTACATGCCGCACGAATACCTCGCACTTCACTAATCTTATTACCATCTTCATCTTCTTTAAGTTTCAATTTCTTCATAGCAACTACAATAGAGCTTGCATAAACGAAACCTTGACCACCTGAGATTTTGTCATCTGGATCAAACATATCTTGCGATGCGTATGTGTGATTTGTAGCGACTAGACCGATGCCAAGTGAACCAAACATATTAACACAGTTACGAACAAGTGCTGTTAGTGCTTTAGGCTTACGACCCATGTCACCTTTCATATCACCTGCTTCAAACTGATTAACATCAGTTGGTGTTAGCAACATACCTAAACTATCAACAACAAACAATACTTTTGGTCTGTCTTGTTCTGGTAGTGCTTTGTAATCTTTAACGAACATAGAAATAGTTTTTCCTACTTCGTCAATCATAGCCATGTTTAGTTTAAGCAACTTACTATCGTCAGTTGATACACCAAGTGCATGTAGCCATGCTTCGTCAAGGGCATTCTCTGAGTCAACCAAGACTACAAAGATTCCTTGTTGTTGTGCGTGTCTAACAAGGTTTCCTGAGCAGATAAAAGATTTTCCTGCTCCTGACTCTCCGGCAAAGACAGTAACTTTACCAAGAGGAACGCCTTTATTAAAATCACCGCTAATGAGATAGTTGAGAGCATAATTTCCTGTCGAGATCCAATCAGTAGGATCGTTAAATCCTATTGATAGACCTTCAATACTTTTTGTAATGTCCTTGCGGAACTTACTAATGTCAAAAGGTTTTCCCATTTTAATTATCCACTTCCATGCTGAGTGCTTCTTTGATTACTTCAAAGAGTTCTGCTTCAGTAGCACACATAACTTTGC